ACATCAGAGGATGACTTGAGCAATAATACAGAAACGGCACCCGATGAGCCTGAACCCACAGAGTCAGAGGAGACCGAAGTGTCAGAAACACCAGCCCCAGAAGTAATCGAAGCATCAGCACTTTTCGCACAGCCAAAGCGCAAGTTCGCTCTACCAACAGCAGGCGAATACCTTGCCGCTATGCACATTGGTGGCACAACCTTTGACAATGTAAACGCAGCAGTGCGCGACTTTGCTAAAGCCAATCAGACAGCACTTCAAGCAGCTGCAGGAGATGTACTCACAACTGACACGCCAGGTCTTTTGCCAGTGCCAGTCCTCGGGCCAGTCTTTGATGATCTCAACTACATCCGCCCAGTAGTTTCAGCTGTTGGCGCTCGCGCAATGCCAGACGGCGGCCAGAGCAAGACTTGGATTCGCCCAACCTGGACAACTCACACAGATGTTGGTTCACAAACAGAACTCACTGCAGTTACAGCGCGTACACCAGTGATTGCTTCTAACGTCATCACTAAGACAACACTTGCTGGACAGGTCACTCTTTCTCAGCAAGATGTTGATTTCACTTCACCTGCCGCTCTTGAAATTATCTTGCGAGACCTCGCAGGCCAGTACATGATTCAATCGGACGCTGTTGTATGTAATGCAATCCTTGCTGGTGACACAGCATCAGGTTCTACATGGACTGTCACAGCAAATGACCCAAGCACACTTATCGCAGCGTTGTATGACGCAGCCACCGACATTCTTCAGGCCACCAACTTCCTGCCAGATCACATCTTTGTATCTTCTGATGTTTGGAAGAAACTTGGTGCACAGCTTGACGCCGACAAGCGCCCAGTGTTCCCATACACCGGTGCAGCAGGACTCATGGGTGTAAACGGAATGGGCACAGCCAACGTTACTCAAATGAACACCTTTAACCCACTCGGGTTGAACTTGGTTGTCGATCGTGCTTTCAGCGAAAACACCATGGTGGTAGCCCGAGGCTCAGCCATTGAGTTTTACGAGCAAGTCCGCGGCATCATGTCGGTAGAAGTACCAGCAACCTTGGGCCGTACATTCAGCTACTACGGATACGTCTCAACCTTCATTGCAGACGGCGACCAAGTTAAGTCAATCGCAATCGCTTAGTCCGAAAGGCGGCTACCGCCGATGGCTACATACACAGTCACTTTCAAGCAACTGCTAGACAACTATGCAGTGCTACAAACACTGACCGATACTGAAATAGAGGTGGGGCAATCCATCACTGTTAGCGCTATCGGTGCACCCTTTAACGGCACCTTTGTGGTTTATGCCATGCCCAAGTATGAGTACATCGGCATAGACACTGAAGGTGATTTGTTATTCAATAGCAATGTCAGCATCCCTAACCAGGTGCTCTTTGCTTGTACTGGTGCTGATGTTGGCCGCATTGCATCGGCTGGCACTATCACTTACACGCAAGATTGCACATGGATAAGCATTTCGCAGCTAGTGACATATCTTGGCGTAGATATTGTGAACCCAAGCGATGACTACACGCTCGCTACGCAGGCTCGAAACGCTGCTAACGATTTTGCATATCGGCGTAGGCAAGAGTCTGGCTATTTTGATAGTCTGACCACAAGCCCGGGCCACGATTGCACGCTGGGTACGCTTATGTATGCAGCTGCATTGTGGCGCGCGCGAGGCTCAGTCCAAGACACCTTTGCCACGTTCGATGGTATGGGCTCAGCGCCCGTCAGTGCCATGACACCGATGATTAAACAGCTCTTGGGCATAGACCGCCCACAGGTGGCTTAATGCCTGCCACAGGGCTTCTGAACGAGGCTATGCAAGACCTGAAGGCCACACTTACAGCCGTGACAGGCTTACGGGTAGTTAGTGACCCCACAAAGATTGTCCCTAACTGTGTCTTTCTCGATGCACCTAGTTTTGAGACAGTTGCTGGTGGTGGCAACATTGTGCGCGTGACCATCCCAGTGCGTGTTATTGGCAGTGGCACCGCAGCCCAAAATGTGCTTGAAAACATCCTAAGCATCGTGGCCACAGTCGTTGGCTCAAGCGTTGTCATCATGGCAGGCCAGCCGTCATCACTAGAAATAGGCGGCGCTACCTACCCTGCCTACGATCTACAAATGGCGATGCAGGCACAGAAGCAATGACATACACAACTGCAGTAGTATTATCTGCTAGAACTATAAACAGATACGGCACCCGGCACCGTTTAACACAGGAGAAATAAACGTGCCTACTTCCACATATCTCACTAACCCAACCGTCAATCTCTCCCCAACCACTGGTGGTGCAGCTGTTGATTTAACTGATCAGTGCCGTAGCGCCACTATCACACTTGGCGTGGACAGTCTCGAAAGCACCGCTTTTGGCGATACTGGCCATCGCTTTGTGCCGGGCCTGCAGACCGTATCGGTAGAGCTTGAGATGTATCTCAGCTATGGCGCTGGCGAGGTCGAAGCGACACTGTTTGCCAACTTGGGCACAGGAACTACACAGCTAGTAATCTCGCCATCAGGCACATCAGAGACAGCCAGTAATCCAGAATATACGATTATTAATATGCAATTAGTTGATTTTACACCGATAACAGGATCTGTGGCAGAGCTCAGTATGGTCACAGCGTCGTTTGTTGGCGGCACCTATGCGCGAGACATCACACCCTAATTAACCAAAGGAACCCGACATGAAATTAACCCTTTTAGTGGATGCTGGCGAAGGCCCGTACCAAGTGCAAACCAGTCTGTACGTCATTGTGCAGTGGGAACGCAAATACAAGCGCAAGTCAAGCACCATAGGTGAGCAAGGCATAAGCATTGAGGACTTGGCCTTTATGGCGTACGAGTCATCTAAAGTTGCTGGCATCACAGTGCCAGTCGTGCTCGATGACTTTATTAAACGCCTAGTGATTTTAGAAGTGGTGGACAATGATCCGGCAAACCCTACCCAAGCGGAACCTACCGCAATTCCCTAGCCAGTCTCTTAGTAGCCACAGGCTGGTGGCCACCTGCTGTAGAGTTTGATATTGCTGATCTGAACACCACGATTAAGCTGTTAAACGAAAGCCGCAAGCCATGAGCCTAGAAACAAGCGCCGAAATTACAGGCTTGAAACAGGCACTGTCAGAGCTAAGCAAGTTAGACAAGTCAGCGCGCTTTAAGGCTGCCGCCAAGATTAAGGCCAGTAGTCCGGCAATGCTTGAGGAAGGCCGTAAGCAGTTTCCGTCAGAGATTGGCGTAAGCATGATTCGTGGTTGGGGCAACAAAGGCAGGCTGGGCTACAACAAAACTGCTGTGGACAAAGGTGTGCAAATCATGGTTGGCGGGCGCGCTCGATCAGGTGTAACACCATTAGTAACGCTGGTGCAGAAAAGCGCAGCTGGCGCAATGTTTAGCCAGGCAGGTACAAAAAATAACAGCCAATTTTCTGACTTGCTGGCCAATGTTTTTGGCAGACCCCAGCGCGGCTTGTGGCGCTCACGTGCTTTTATTGCAGAGCAAGGCACCGCTGACATTATGAAAGCCGTTGATGAAGTTATCGCTGACGCTAATCGAGCATTACAAGCAAGGACATCTGGCTAATGGCTATCTACCTACCAATCGTTACGCAATTCAACCCGAAGGGACTAAAGGAGGCCGAGAAGGGCTTTCGCGATTTGGAGGGCGCGCAGGCCAAAGCGAAATATGCGTTGGGTAAAGCCAACAAATACGCAGCTGTGGCGCTCGGTGGTTTAGTTGCTGGCCTTGGTGATGCTGTCAAGGGTGCGATGGAAGATGAGCAAGCACAGGCAATGCTGGCGCGTCAGCTACAGAAAACTACTGCAGCCACTGACGCACAAATTGCTGGTGTTGAAGCGTACATAACCCAGCAGGGCAAGTTAAAGGGCGTAACAGATGACGAGCTACGCCCGGCAATGGCTGGGCTGGTACGTGCCACTATGGATATCGAGGAAGCCCAAAAAGCTGCCAACTTGTCTATGGATATTGCAGCGGCTAAAGGCATGAGCCTTGAAACAGTGACTAAGGCTATAGAAAAGGCGTATGGCGGCAACATGACTGCCCTTGCGAAACTGTCGCCAGAGCTACGCGAGATGATTAAAGACGGCGCAAGCATGGAAGAAGTTATGGCTGAGATGGCTGTCACTTTCGGTGGTGCCGCTACTGATTCTGCTAACACTGCTGCAGGCTCTATGCAGCGTTTAGGTGTTGCCCTTGGTGAAGCCAAAGAAGGTGTAGGCGCTGCACTGCTGCCAATACTTGAAAAGGCTCTGCCAGTCTTGCAATCGTTCGCCACGTGGGCACAAGACAACCCGACACTGATTACTGCTGTCGCTGTTGCTTTTGGTGCTTTAGCAGCTGCAGTTGTTTTAGTTAATGCAGCCATGGCCCTTAACCCTGCAGTGCTGATTACGGCTGGCATTGTTGCCCTAGGCGTTGCCCTAGTTATGGCTTACAAAAGGTTCGATACTTTCCGCGCTGTAGTTAATGCTGTCGTTAATCAGGTGGCGCGTAATTTTGAGTTTATGGCTAACGCTTTTATCACCATGATTAACGTAGTTATTAAGGGCATTAACTTGATTAAGCCTGGCAAAGATATCGGCTCACTTGGTCAAATTAGCCTTGGCCGTTTAGGTGGCGAAGGTAGCGCAGCTGGTGGCGCTAACCCTGCAGGACTTGACTACAAAGCCATGGCTACCGGGGGCATTGTCCGTTCCCCAACATTTGCCCTCATAGGCGAGGCTGGCCCCGAAGCTGTTGTGCCATTAAACAAAGCTGGTGGTTTGGGTATGAACATCACAGTAAACGCTGGACTGGTATCTACACCAGACCAAGTAGGTCAGGACATTATTGCAGCCATCCAAAAGGCCCAGCGCCGTAGCGGAACGGTATTTGCACCAGCATGAGCGTTCCTACAATGCAGGTGCTCGTGGGCTTTCAAAGCACCACTGGCTTTGGCACACCCTTTCAACTAAACGATGCTTTCTATGGTGTTTTAGACACTGCAGGCCGCGGCACATTAGGTGGCTTGACCTTTGTTGATCTCACAAGCCTTGTAGAGAATGTCAGCATTACCCGTGGCCGTTCACGCCAGTTAGACCAGTTCAATGCTGGCACAGCTGTTATTGCTTTTGACAACGCCAGCCAAGTGCTGAACCCAAGCAACACGGCCAGCCCTTACTACCCGTTTGTGTTGCCACGATGCCCAGTACAAATACTTGCCAATGGCATACCGATTTACACAGGCCTGATTACTGACTGGAATCTTGACTACGACATCAGTAACCAAGACATGATGTACGCGTCATGTTCTGACCAGTTCACAGTGCTTGCTAACCAGTCGCTAAACGCTGTTGCTACGACAGTGCAGACCAGTGGTGCACGTATTACTACTGTGCTGGATTTGCCAGAGATTAACTATCAAGGCGCTCGATCTATTGACACAGGCTCATCTACCCTGGGCGCTTTCAGTATTAGCCAGGACACTAACTGCCTTAACTATCTGCAGCTGGTAAACACCAGCGAGCAGGGCTATCTGTTTATGTCTGCTAATGGCACGCTGACTTTTAAGGGTAGGTCTAGTGTTCTCAACCCTGTGGCTGGCGCTACTTTTAACACTGATGGCACAGGCCTTAGGTATCAGTCGCTAATTAACCAATTTGGTGACGAGTTGCTATACAACTACATAGTGACCCAATCGCCAGCAGGGGCAAAACAAGAAACCAGCGACTCGGCCAGCATTGCGCTTTATCAGGCTCAGCAATACTCACTGACGGACTTGCTTAACAGCACGACCACAGAAGTTGCAGCTCTTGGCAATTATCTGCTTGGCAAGTACAAAAACCCAGTGCTGAGGTTTACCGGGCTATCTACCGAAATGTCAGCGCTATCGGCCACTGACCAAAACATTGTGCTGAACCTTGACATGACCAGTATTTGCACAGTGGTTAAAAACTTTGTAGTAGGCACCCCAGCGACCGAGACACAGACGCTGATTGTGTCGGGCATTAGCCATAACATCACACCCGGCAGCCATATTGTGTCATTTGTTTACGAGTCCACAGACGGCAACCAGTATTTCACCCTCAACGATGCCATTTTCGGTACTCTTAGCACAACCAATCTTTTAGCCTTTTAAGGGGAGACAATCATGGCAACATTCGGAACATACGTATCGGGTCAGATTCTGACCGCTGCGGAATTAAATGCGGGGTTACCGACATGCGTACTCACTAACACTTCGGTCTCACTTGTGGCAGGAACGGCACTACAAATCCCATTTACTACGGAACTTACCGACCCTTACGGTTGGCATAGCACCAGCGTTAATACTTCGCGTATTACGCCAAACATTGCAGGCACTTACCTTGTCACGATGCAAATAAACGACGTTTCAGGCACCACTCGTGCGCTTCTTGCTCTTTACAAAAACGGGGCGGTAACAGCACCGCCAATCGGAACAGACACGACAGGAATTATTGACGACTTCAACAGCGTTGGCTTTGCGACAGCTAACGGGACCACTGATTATTTTGAAATGACTGCACTTGTCACAGGATTGTCAAAAACAGCAACCGCACAATTCACCGTAACAAGAATTTCATCGTGAGAAAACCCTTGATTCTATTGGTGTTTTTAGCATCGCTCACCGCTTGCGCAGACCGTGAACGCCTTAACTGCCCACCAACCAAAAACAAAGCCTTACGCGGAATAACCGAAACAGTCGAAACAACCGTCGCACCGCTTTACGGCACAGGAGGAAAGTGCGTATGAAAATGAGACCACGACTCACCAACTCAGAAATCAAAGCAAGACTCGTATTGTTCATCGCAGTCGGCCTTGTATTTGTATTTGTGTTTTCAATTATTGCAATGCTGATCAATCTTCTTTATGTGACACAACCCGTAGAGATGTCTCAGATGGACGCTGAAACGTGGAAGACCCTAAATCCTCTACTAATGACCCTCGGTGGAGCGCTCGTGGGGGTCGTCGCGGCAAATAATCTCAAAGACAAAGAACCACCACAAGAACCGCCAGCACCATGAAATACACCGGGTACGACAAAACAGCCACAGCCAAAATGGCTGGCACTGAAAAATTTGTTAATCTCTGTTCTCGCCGTTGGGCCTTTACAAACCTAGGCACGCTAGTGGTCAGAGAAATGCGATCAGGGCAAGGCATGAGTGTGCACGCAACAGCCCGAGCTTGTGACATTGGTTTTAAGGACACAAAAGAAGGGCGCGCTGCAGCTGTGCAAGCAATGCAATGGTTTGTTAAGTACTACAAAGAGCTAGGCATTGAAGAAGTACACGACTACGGCGGCCTAATTAACGGCACGTGGCAAGGCTGGAGATGCAACAGAAACGGCAAGCCAGGCTGGAAAAAGTGGACTGATACCAACAATGGTGGCTCAAAAAACGGGCGCTGGATTCATGTAGAACTTGCGCCACAATCAAATGGTGGCCACGCTGAGGATGGCGTAGCCCTAGAGGCTGCATGGCGCGCACTGCCTAAGCCATAAAGGATTCCCAGACACTGTTTGAGCAGTGCTGGGGCTAGGTGGTGGGTACTTTGTTTCCATTGGGTATCCACCACCGACTTTCTAAATTGTGTAAAGTAACCACCGCTACTCAAATAGCAGAAAGTCAGAGGAAACATGACATACACCGACCTACCACTATTCCGGGCAACAGACCCCGAAACGTCACGGCAAATTAGCCCGATACGGGTGGGAACCCATCGAGCGTTACTGCTGGAACAGTACTACTACGCAACTCTTGGCCTGACCGATGAGGAAGCGGGCGCTCGATCAGCGTTGGCTGGTCACGAAATAAAGGGCTACTGGAAGCGCTGCAGCGATTTACGCACCATTGGACTAATCCAAGACTTAGGCATCCGTAGAGCGCTTACAAGTGGCTCTCAGGGCATTGTGTGTGGCATCACCCAAAAGGGTATGGACATGGTTAGGGGCTGGGCATGACCGACACCCAATTCATCTACAGTTTCATAATGGGATGGGTGTCATGCTGGCTATGGCTCAAAATGATGGCCAACAGACCATGATTCAACACTGGGGTTATGTCCCTCTAAGGTCTAAAGATAAGAAAACCCTCGTACAGGTCTTTATTGATTTGGACACAGGACTGATTGAGTACACCCAAGTCTGCCAACGTGCAGAGTCTTGGCACTCATGGGGTCTGCCTACAGAAGTTCAGAGATTTGATTAAGAAACTTATGGCACTATCGCTAATCCTCGCCCTATCCACCCCAGCCCACGCAAATGCAGCTGCTAATTCACACGCCAAATACAAAGGCGTACTGCCTGACGCTTACTACGATCAGTTAGCCCGGTGCGAAACTGGTGGCAACTGGCAACACTCAACAAAGTCCTACACGGGCGGTCTTGGCATTCACCGCCAAACATGGCGCACATGGTCAGACACTCCCAGTGCAAAAGGGCGCACGCCCGTCGAGCAAGTCAAAGTTGCTGACGCCATCGCATTCAAAAGCCACATCAACCCTAACGGACGCAAAGTCTGGCGCGTCGGGCCTTGGGGCTGGGGCTGTCTTAAAGGGCAAAAACACCTACAAGCTTTCATCTGTCAATCCCGTCACAAGGATGTGCAAAGATGGAAACGCAACTGCAAATAACAAAGGAAAAACAATGGAAACATCACTGAGCGAACTCATCGCCAAACTAACTAACCTCAGCCACAACCTGGCACTCGAATTGCGCTTTAAGGATTCAAGCCTTGTTTTAGAAGCCGTAGGTGCGCTTCATGCAATTCCAACACTTGCCGAAAAAGTGCGCGACTCTTGGCACCCATCGCTTAACACCAGTGGCCCATCTAAAGGCCTCAACTATCTCAGCACAGTTAAGTTGGCTAACGATGAGTGAGTACACCCACAATGATGACATGGCAGACCTGCTGCACGAAAAAGACGTGGAGATTAGCGACCTTAAAAAACAGGTGTCTAAATTGCTTATGCACCTTGAGTATGTACGCGCAGAAATTAGCCGTCTAGAAACAGAGCATTACCGTGGCCTTTAACCTTGACGATTACGAACCAGTAGCCAGCCGTTTAGACCGCTTCCTCAAGGCTCACCCAGATGCTCGGGTCATTACTGATCTTGTGCACTACTTATCAGACATTGCCGTGTTTAAATGCGAGCTGTGGCTCGATGGTGAAATTATCGCTACTGGTTGGGCAGAAGAAATACGCGGCCAAGGCAACGTGAACAAGACCAGCCATTTAGAGAACTGTGAAACAGGGGCTGTGGGCCGAGCACTTGCTAATGCCGGACTATCAGGCTCAGACTTTACGAAGCGCCCGAGCCGTGAGGAAATGGGCAAGGTTGTGCGTATGCAGGGCGACACGCAGATTACTGAGAACAGCAACCTGGCATCAGACAAGCAACAGAACATGATCAGGGCTGTATGCAAAAGCATGGGCAAAGTACCGCCAGCCAATTTGCAGGGCATGACTAAACGCGAAGCAAGCGCCTACATTGACAGCCTAAAAGCAGGCGAACAGCCAGCGCCAACATACGACAGCCCAGAAGAACCATTCTGATGCTCGATCTATTTAGCCTTGTCATCATGCTTAGCGCTGTGTTCATGTGTGGTTTCATGCTAGGCAAAGACAAAAAATGATGCCCATAAGTGAAGCGTCATTTCTGCAGCAAGTAAAGGCACTGGCCTACATTCATGGCTGGGATTGTCACCATGCAAGCCCTACACAGACCGCTAAAGGCCGATGGCTTACCAGTGGCGCTGTGGGCTTTCCCGATTTAGTGCTGTGCCACAAGGTCAAGGGTCTTATCTTCGCCGAGCTCAAAAGCGCAAAGGGCAGAACATCACCGGCACAAGAACATTGGCTTGAAATACTCAACCCACACGCAGAGTGCTACATCTGGCGACCTGAGCAATTACAAGAGATTGAACACAGGCTGGCATCATGCTGATCGTGGCCTGGTATGTCCTGCTACTGTCGCTGGGCATCGCCATCATTCAAGGCATACGCAAGTAACTAACTACAACTGAATACGACCAAGGCCACATACGGGATTGCACTGTGTTGGCGTAACACACGGAAACGTGGGTAGAGCTGGCGCGCCCAACCACCCAAGATGAGTTACGTGAAAGGTTGTTGGGGTAAGTCGCCAGTGCAGCGTTCCCTAACGACACAAAAGGCGATTGGTGTTCCACCCTAAACAGTCCGGCAGCCAACAGCGAACAGCTGTGAAATGTGGGGGGCACAAACACCCGAGACCAGCACACACACGAAAGCAACCGCAGCGAAGCAAGGGCGCTAGTAGCATCACACTTATGGCAGGCAACAGGAAACAAACCCAGCAGTACCGAACAAACAGAGCAGCAATACTTGACGGCAACCCAGACTGCTACTGGGGCTGTGGCAACAAAGCCACACAAGCAGACCACCTCATCGAGCACGACGCAGGCGGAGACGACTCAACAGCCAACCTCGTACCCAGTTGTAGAACATGCAACTCAAAGCGCGGAGCCATCTACGTCAACAACAAAACCGCACAAAGACAGCAAGCACGCAACCAAGCATTAAACGGCCCGCCAAAACAAACGCAAAACGAAAAACAAAATACGACTTTTTTGGGGGCTTTGCCCAC